CAATAGGTTCAAACCACGACGACTTGATGATGAATCTAGTGATGTTTGCATGGTTTGTTACTACGGATATATTCGAAGGCATATCAGATATTAATATGAAAGATATGTTATATAAAGAAAGATTAAAAGCAATACAGGATGATATGTTGCCATTTGGTTTTACACCCGATATTGATGAGACTCCTAAGGGAGAGAAAATGATGGGTGACGATAATCTATGGTTTGAAGGTGATGCATTCGATAGGTTGTTACGATAGGATGTGGTTATTTATAAATAATAATAGTGAAAATTCGTACAATACGGATTTAAATTCGTATTATGAACAACATATTAACTAACTCAATGAGAGGATAACGCGATGGCATTTCAAGTATCACCAGGAGTCCAAGTCAATGAAATCGATGCAACAGGTGTAGTACCTGCAGTATCTACTTCTATTGGTGGAACTACTGGATCGTTTAATTGGGGACCGGTAGAAGAAATTGTAACTGTAACTTCAGAGAAAGAACTAGCAGAGAATTTCGGAACACCAGACTCTAATACGTACAAATATTTCCTCACGGCAGCATCATTTTTGAAGTATGGTGCAGCTCTTAAAGTAGTTCGAGCCAAGACTGGGCATGTAAATGCAACGTCTGCAGGTGGTGGACTCTTTATAGGAAATGACACAAATTATGAAGACAGGGGATCTGTAACAGAAGGTTCATGGGTAGCTAAATACCCAGGCACTTTAGGTAACAGTATCAAAATATCAGTATGTCCAGCAGACTTAACTGCATGGAACGGATGGGCTTATAAATCCTCATTCTCAGCAAGACCAGAAACTTCTGATTATGCAGAGGATTTAGGTAAAGGCTCAGCGGCAGATGAACTTCATATCGCCGTTATTGATATAGATGGAGCATGGTCAGGTAAAGCAGGAACTGTATTAGAAACTTTTGAATTCCTTTCACAAGGTTCTGATGCTAAAGGTGCTGATGGTAGTTCTAACTATTATGTAGATGTTGTTAATGCAAGATCAGCATATGTTAGATGGTTATCACTACCAGCTGGTTTAACTGATGCAGGTGACACAATTGCTAATACTACTACATATACTACAGTTAATGCTGCTATAGACAGTAGTTTAACTGGTGGAACAGATGATAATTTACCAACTTCTGGCGAACTTAATACAGCTTTACAAGTACTTGCAGACGTAAATACAGTAGATGTAAATTTAGTATTTGGATATCCTGATGTTAATGGTTCATCTGATATTGCGGGTAATCTTATTACTTTTGCAAATAACAGAAAAGATTGTATGGCATTTGTATCTCCACCTATTGAGGATTCAAAAGATATCACCAACCCAGGCCAAGAGGTTACTGGTTGGGTCGAGGGTCTTACTTCAACCTCATATGCATCTGTTGATTCATCAGCAGTTTATGTGTATGATAAGTACAACGATGTATACCGTTGGATTGGTGCAGCCGGGCATATTGCTGGTTTATGTGCTAATACTGATAACGTAGCAGATGCATGGTTCTCACCAGCTGGTGTAAATCGTGGTCAACTACTAGGTATCACTAAGTTGGCATGGAATCCTAATAAAGCAGAAAGAGATGACCTATATAAGAAAAGATGTAACCCACTGGTATCACTACCAGGTCAAGGTACTATCTTATTTGGTGATAAAACTTTGCTTAAGAGACCATCTGCTTTCGATAGAATTAACGTCAGAAGACTGTTTATTGTATTGGAAAAAGCAATCTCTACAGCTGCTGAAGGACAGTTATTTGAATTCAATGATGAGTTTACTCGTGCACAATTCAGAAACTTAGTTGAGCCATTCTTACGTGATGTAAAAGGACGTAGGGGTTTAACAGACTTTGCAGTTGTCTGTGATACTACTAATAACACAAGTCAAGTTATTGACGCTAATAGTTTTGTGGCTGATATCTTTATCAAGCCTGCAAGGTCTATTAACTTCATTAACCTTAATTTTGTGGCAACAAGAACCGGCGTAGATTTCTCTGAAATCTCTGGCGTATAAGGGAGAATAGAAAATGGCAATTTTAGGCGTAGATGACTTTAAATCCAAATTGGTTGGTGGCGGCGCTCGTGCTAACATGTTTAAGGTTACTTGTAACTTTCCAGGTTATGCACAAGGTGATGTTGAACTAACTTCTTTCTTATGCAAAGGTGCTCAAATGCCCGCATCAATAATTTCACCTATCATGGTACCTTTCCGTGGTAGACAATTACAGATTGCAGGTGATAGAACATTCGAACCATGGTCAATAACCGTTATTAACGATGTTGAGTTTACGGTTCGTAATTCATTTGAAAGATGGATGAACGGTATCAATAACCACAATGAAAACACAGGACTATCTAATCCTACTGATTATCAGGCTGACATGATTGTAGAACAATTAAATAAGGCCGGAGAAGTCACTAAGAAGTATGATATCCGTGGTACTTTCCCAACTAATGTAAGTGCAATCGACTTATCTTATGATTCTGAAAATCAGATCGAAGAATTTACAGTTGAGTTGCAAGTTCAATATTGGGAGTCTGATACTACATCATAATTTGGTGTATAAATATAATAGAAGGAGGGATTAAGTTCCCTCCTGATATTATTTGAGGAATAACATATGGCTGATTTTTTTGGTTTTGAAATAAAAAGGAAAGGTAATGAAGAACCCGTAAGGCCTTCATTTGTTCCTAATACGGATGAGGATGGTTCTGGCGTTATTCAAGCTGGTGGCCACTTTGGTGCGTATTTAGATTTAGATGGTGACCAGGCCAAGAACGAAGTTGACTTAATTTATAAATATAGAGACATTGCTGCTCAACCAGAGTGCGATGCAGCTATTGAAGATATTATTAATGAATCTATTGTAGGTGATAATGATGAAGCACCTGTTAATTTAATTCTTGATCAATTAGAAATTTCTGATAAGATTAAAGAATCTGTTAAGAATGAATTTGAAACAGTATTAAGGTTACTAAATTTTAACGCATATGCACATGATATATTCAGAAAGTGGTATGTGGATGGAAGATTACCTTACCATATTATTATTGATGATAAATCACCAAAGAATGGTATTAAAGAATTAAGATATATTGACCCAACTAAATTAAGAAAGGTCAAAGAGATTGAAGAAGAGAAAGACCCTAAAACTGGGGCAAATATTATTAAGAAACAACAAGAGTATTTCTTATTCCAAGACACTAAAATGAATAGTGCTGGACAGGGGTTAAGAATACATCCAGACGCAATATGTTATGCGACTTCTGGTATGTTAGATCCTACTAGGAAAAGAATACTATCTTACTTGCATAAAGCAATTAAACCTGTCAACCAACTGCGTATGATGGAAGATTCTTTGGTTATCTATAGAATTAGTAGAGCGCCAGAAAGAAGAATCTTTTATATTGATGTTGGTAACCTACCTAAAGGTAAGGCAGAAGAATATCTTAAAGGTATTATGAGCCAGTATAGAAACAAATTAGTATATGATGCTAAGACTGGTGACCTAAAAGATGATAGAAAGCATATGTCAATGTTGGAAGATTTCTTCTTACCTCGTAGAGAAGGTGGAAGAGGTACTGAAATTTCTACATTGCCTGGTGGCGAGAATCTTGGTCAGATTGATGATATTGTATACTTTCAAAGAAAATTATACAAGTCTTTAAATGTTCCTGCTAATAGATTAGAACAAGAAAATCAGTTTTCTTTAGGTAGAAGTACTGAAATTTCTAGGGACGAAATTAAATTTAAGAAATTTATTGATAGACTTAGAAAAAGATTTAGTGATATGTTTAATCAGCTACTAAAGACACAGTTGATTCTTAAAGGTATTATTACTATACAAGATTGGAATGAATGGAAGACGTATATCGCATATGACTTTATAGAAGATAACTACTTCTCCGAGTTAAAAGAATCTGAGATGATGAGAGAAAGATTTGAGATGCTAGGAACAGTAGACGAATACTCTGGTAAGTATGTTTCTAATGAATGGATTGCTAAGAATGTGCTTAAAATGGATGATGATGCAATCAAAGAAATGGAAAAACAGATTCAAGCGGAAAAAGAGTTGATGGGTGACGATGATGACGAAGATCTTGACATTTAAATTATTATAAATATATAATAGGAGAACTTAATAATGACTATAGACCAAATGATTGATAGCGTTGGAAAAGGTGATAACATTGGTGCTGGAAAAGCATTCGATGGTGTTATTGCACAAAAATTACAAGCTGCTTTAGATGCAAAGAAAATTGAAATTGCATCTACTATCGGCAATTCTTCTGATGAAGTGTCAGAAGAAGAATAAAGGAGAAGAACTAGAATGAGACTTATATCAGAGTATCATGACAGTAACCTTCAGGTTATTACAGAAAAGAAAAAAGACGGTAGCAACTCGTATGTTATCGAAGGCGTGTTTATGCAGGCCGACAAAAAGAACAGAAACGGCAGAGTATATGAGAAATCAATACTGGAAGGTGCTGTTAATAAATATGTAAAAGAACAAGTAAGTCAAGGTAGAGCCGTTGGGGAATTAAACCACCCTGAAGGTCCTACTATTAACTTAGATAAAGTTTCACATAAGATTACTGAACTCAAATTTGAAGGAAGTAATGTTATAGGAAAAGCATCAATACTTAATACCCCTATGGGCAAGATCGTTGAAGGTCTACTTGAAGGTGGAGTTAAGCTTGGTGTATCAAGTCGTGGTATGGGAACTCTTGTAAATAAACAAGGCGCATCGCATGTTGGTAAAGATTTTATGCTTTCCACAGTCGATATCGTTCAAGACCCTAGTGCTCCAGAGGCGTTTGTCAATGGAATCATGGAAGGTGTTGAGTGGGTATGGAATAATGGTGTACTTTGTCCGCAAGAAATTGAAGAAATTGAGACTGAAATAAAAGAAGCTCGAGGTATGCGTTCGTCGGATATTGAGATTAAAGCTTTTAAGAATTTCCTCTCTAAACTTGTAAATTCTTAATAGGAGAATACAAAATGTCAAAAGACGAAAATAAACTAGAAAATGAACTAGTGTCTGAAGACATATCTGAAAATGCTGAAGAGCTTGAGAATGAGCTCGTTGAAGACCAACAAGTTGAAGACGAAGAAATTCTTGAAGCCAAGGTAAAGGAAGAAGAAGACGAAGATGATGACGAGGAAGAAGTCGAAGAGTCAGCCGATGAGGAAGACGATGAAGACGAAGAGCCCGAAGTCAAGGAAGTCCAAATTCCTAAAACTAAAGCTGGAGTAATTCAAGCAGCAGTTGATATGTTAAAGGCGTCTAGAAAAGAAGATGCGCAGAAAATCTTTGCTAAAATGGCGAAAGTTGATGAATCCGAAGATGATGGATCCGTTGATAAGAGTATTAAGGCCGCTCCACAGAAGAAAAACGAACTTAAAGCGAAAGCTAAAGTTGAGTCCGTTGACTTCTCTGAAGACCTAGATGCTGTAATCGCTGAAGAAGTAACTTTATCTGATGGATTCCGTGGCAAAGCAGGTGCAATTTTTGAAGCAGTACTTACTAGTAAGTTAGCTCAAGAAATGGACAGGCTCGAAACTGAGTACGCGCAGAACCTTGAAGAAGAAGTTTCTGATGTTAAAAGTGAACTAGTTGAGAAGGTTGATTCCTACTTAAACTATGTTGTTTCTAACTGGATGGAAACTAATGAAGTTGCAGTAACAGAAGGTCTTAGGACTGAAATTGCTGAAGACTTTATGACTTCTTTACAATCAGTGTTCAAAGAACATTATATCGATGTACCTGAAGGTAAGGTTGACCTTGTAGATGAACTATCTGCATCAGTCGCTGAACTGGAAGAGACATTAAACAAAACCACAGAAGATAATATCAAACTACATGAATCAGTTCAAACTTTGGAAAGAGCTGAAGTAGTAAGAGAACAATCTTCAGGGCTTGCTGACACAGAGGCTGAGAAACTCGGTACTTTGGTAGAAGACATTGAATTTGATAACAAAGATAACTTTGAAATGAAAGTTAAAGTTGTTAAAGAATCATACTTTACTAAAGCGCTAAGTGAATCAACTGATGAGCTATCAAGCGTAGCAGGAACTGACGAGGCCCCGGCTGATGTTAGTGATGTTATGTCAAGATACACACAAGCAATCTCGAAATTTAACAAGTAATCTAATAGGGGAAACAAAAATGTTTAACGCAGATTCAAATTTAATGGAAAAATGGGCTCCAGTCCTTGAGCACGCAGAAGTGCCAAGTATTCAGGACAAGCACAAGAAAGCTACTGTAGCTAGATTGTTGGAGAACCAAGAAGCAGCTTTGAGAGAAGATGCTAAAAATATGGGTGGCAACTTCATCTCTGAAGCAGCTGCAGCTAATAACCAGGCAGGTAGTGATATTGCTACTTTTGATCCAGTTCTTATCTCTTTGGTAAGACGTGCAATGCCTAACCTCATCGCTTATGATATCGCTGGTGTTCAGCCAATGACTGGACCTACTGGTCTTATCTTTGCAATGAAATCTAAGTATACTGCTCAAGATGGTACAGAAGCACTTCATAACGAAGCTAATTCTGGATTCTCTGGTACTGGTACTCAAGAAGCTGATCCAACTGGTCTAGTTGGTGTAACTGACGCAACTGGGTCTAACAATGACCTAAGTGATGAAGATACAAGTACTACTTTTGG